TCTTCTGGCGCATACGCTCTTCTGGGTATGGGTGCATGGCACTCAGCTCCAGCGCTTTCGCATCGCCGTCTTGGCAGACCTTGGCCCATGACAGCAGCCCACGCCATACCGGTTCTTTGCCGTCTTCAGCGGCGGTGTTCTTGTAGTCGGCTATCTGAGCGCAGTGCGGCTCCACGTTGGCAAACAAAGTCACGCTGTTGGCCAGCATGTTCACCTGTGCCGCGCCTTGAACGCGCTGTGGGCGTTGACCCGGCAGGTCGATCTTTGGCTCAGGCGCTTCGTACTTCTCCTCAACGTGCTGGTATACAACGCCAGAGAACGCCGCCAGATTAAAGATGTCGCCCTCCTGCAATATGCGAACAGGGCGCGGCTTGTCGTACTTGGCCTTCATGTTGAACGTGCCGGGGACTCGCAGAATCCTCGCCAAGTCCGCTGTCACCGTCATGTCGATCTTGAAGTTGAACTGGGCGCACAAGCGCTTGAAGTTCTCAGCAACAGGTCGCCATATAGCGGCAGGGATGTCTGCGTCCAAAGGCCAGTAGGCATGCAGCCCACCACCTGAATCAACAATCCACGGCGTTCCCAGTTCTGCCAGCCCAGTGTCCTGCATGAACTTTATGAGTGCGTTGGCAGCGTCTTTCTTGGTGGCGTAGCCATCCATGTCGATGAAGAACGACTTAACGAACTGTGCGTTATCTGCGCCGCGCTTCGTGTCGAAGGCGGCTACCCCATAGAACACATCGTATGACGCGGCTGTCCATGCGTCTATCTTGGGGATTAGGTCATCGATTGTCTCCGCATAAAAGTGCTCCTTCTTCTTTGTGAGTTCTACCGCGCAGTACAGGCCAAGACCCGGAGACGGTAAAACCACCGCTAGAAATTCAGCGGGTGTCATAGTCGTCCTAAGTTTTATTTCAGTTCTGGGTCGTTCGCGTGATTTACACCGGCTTCAAAGCCTTCTTCAAAGCCTTCTTGATGGCTATGTTGTCGTGCTGTTTTGTCATCAATAAGCAGGGCCATGCGAACGCACAGCTCCTCAACCCAGTCTTTGGGTAGCATCTCGTTGCCCATCAAATAGACTTGGCGCAGGAGTTCTTCATCTGTCAGTTGGGAAGGTCGAATACTTTGCATGTTTTTCTCCAAGCCTCGTCCGCTGTGCTGGACGATTGCATTATTTTTAAGAGTGCGTTGACCGTTGAGCGGTACGCGACGAAGACTTCACCGCCACCAAACCAGTTGTAGATGGTCTGCCGCGATGCGCCAGAGGCGTACGCGATCTTGGTGACAGGGAAGTCCAGATGCACGGCCCAGCGCCCAAGCTGGTTGCCCAGCGTCTTGGGGGACTTAGACACCGTGTCTATAACTTGTTGTGAGTAGGCCATATATTTAGTAGGCGGAGGAGCGCACGGCTCCCCCTGTCCCGATCTTAGGATTCGTCCCAATCGTCAACCATCTCGGCAAGGTTGGCCTTGGCCTTTGGCACAGCGCTTGGCTTCTTCTCTTCTTTGCGAACCACTGGCTCTTCATCTTCGTCAGCCGCTGCCTCCACTTTGGCAGGGCGCTTGCCCGGCACATCGATTGGTGCGGCCACGCTGGCCGTGTCGTTCTTAAACACAGTCATGGCAACTGCGTTCTTGGCATCAGCGGTCTGACCTTGCTTCTTGATGACCGGAGCTTCGTCATCGTCAATCCAACGCATTGGTTTGAAGAACAGCTTGGGGGACTCAGACTTGGTGTCGAAGTTCATGCGGGTGATGACCTCGGACGGGTCGATGTTCTGCGCAGCCAACCAACGAGCGTACGCTTGCAGTGGGCGCTTATCGCCGTCTTCGTTACCAAAGACCGAAGTCGCTGGCGCAGTCAACTGCAACACATCACCGCCCATGTCATTTGCCAGCACGACAGCCAAGCGCTGTTGGTAGCGGCAAGCACGGCTGTTACCTTGGCCTGAGCCAGCGATATTGTTGGGGCAAGCATCACACTTGGCGGCGGGCTTGTCTTTCACGGCGGCGTCAGGCGCTACACCATCGGCAGACCAGCAGTCAGGTGCGGCCACCTTGTCAGCATCGTACTTGGCTCCGTAGAACACGCGGGACACGTTGGGCGCGGCATTGACCACGACCACATCTAAGTAGCGCTCTTCAATTGCAGCGACTTCTTTGCCGCCACTGATAAGACGGAACACACCGCCTTTGATAGACACACGCTTGCCACCGGCTACTCCACCGCCACCCGCAAGGGCTTTGGCAATTGCTGACAGTTCGCCCCGCGCTTTTACGTGCGCAGGGACTTGGGACGGATTGAAAAGAGCGACATTGCTCATAGGGTTCTCCTTGGGTTACTTGGTTGGTTTACGAACTGAAATTGAATACTCTGTGACTGTGTTCAAGCCAGCAGGTACAGCGCCGGGGTTCTCTTCAAGAAAAGTTCCCATGTTGGTCTGCGCAATGCGTTTCTCGAACAGGTCGAGGGCATCGTGCTGTTTGACGAACTCTTTGAAAGAGTCCCAGTCACTTGTGTTGTACCGCGTCTTTGTAGAAAGCGTGACCGTACCGCTGTCGGTTCGCACCGATGCAATGCCGAGCTTGAGCATCTGATCTTTGAGCGCTATCTTCACGCCTTCTTGTTGCGCTTTGATGGCTTCGATCTGAGTTTCGTACTCGGTGGTCAGACGCTGTATTTCTGCTTGCATCTTGCGATACACCCGCGCCAGCTTGTCCATTGGGACAACTGGTTGGTCACTTGAAGCAGCCGGTGCTGGCGCTTCTTCTGTTTCGTCATCTGTCATTTGCTTCTCCGTTTATTGTTGTACAAGGTTGGACAGTTTACACACGTTTTTGCAATTTGCAACTCCTTTCATTTAATTTTTTATTTCATGGTCGAACATGCCAACGAGCAACGAGTGGTCGCTAACTTTGCCCTGCATGGCTTTGAACATACGGCGCTCGATAGGGCTTGACTCGATGTGAACCACAGTGACTTTATCTGAGTCTTGGCCTTTCCTGTCAGCTCTTGCAATGCACTGCGTGTACATCTCCACAGACATCAATGGACCAAAGAAGACAACAGTGTCAGCCGCTGTTAGGGTAATCCCGTGGGCCGTTGCTTGGGGCTGCATGACCAGCACCCTGATCGTTGGTTGCGTCTGAAAGTCGTTGATGATGTGTCCTCGTTTTGTTGCTGACACGTCACCATGAATCTGGTCCACGCCGAAGCCCTGCTTGCGTAGGTGGGTGACTATGGTCTCTATGCTGCTGCGGAACATTGCAAAGATGATGACCTTGCGTGATGTCTCCTCCAGTATTTCATCCAGCACCGCCAAGCGTGGGCCAGCGTCAAACTCAACCACTTCCTTGTCATCGGTGTAGGCCGCGCCGCAACTGATTTGGAGCAACTTGTTCACCGCCACACCCGCATTGACTGCGCTGATTGTCTGACCCGCTGCACTCACCATCATCTGTTCTTTGAGCAGCTTGTAGTACTTGTTCTGCTGCGGAGTCATAGGCGCTTCGCGGGTCACAGTAACAACAGGCGGCAGATCAAGGCACTGGTCTTTTGTAAAACGTACTGCTGGTTGAAGTGCGTTGAACACCAGCTCATTAGCGTTGACTTTGGGTGCCCACTTGAACATAGTTATCTTGTTCATCACCTTGTCGCGCCACGCTGTCTGGAACTTGGGCACGCCACCGGGGTTGACCAGCTTGGCAAGGCCGTACGCATCGACAGGAGACTGTGAGGCGGGTGTGCCCGTCATCATCCACAAGTACGTCTCAGGCTTGATGATTGCCGCCAACGCTTTCCAGCGCCGCGTAGACGGGTTCTTGTACGCATTGGCTTCGTCCACGATGACCAGATCAAAGCGCCCGTCATTGTTTATCTCCTGCGCAATTAGGCCAAGGCCGTCATAGTTTGCAATCACGATCTCGTAGTCCTGCTGAATCATCTCTATGCGTCTGGATGCCTGTGCATGATGTGCCACAACTGCGCTACGGTGAATCACGCTCCTGTTGATGTCGCCCATCCACGCGCTGTGCATGATTGACAGCGGACACAGAATCAAGATACGCCGCACTTCCTTCTTCTGCATCAAGTAGTCTGCCGCCCACAGCGCACTGAGCGTCTTGCCGGTGCCGGGGTCGTTAAAGCAGAACGCTCTGCGATTCATTGTCAAGAATGCTGCTGTCTCGATCTGGTGGTCCATCGGCGTGAACTTGCCCGGCCAGTCGTAGCGCCCAGTGATGGGCGAACGTATCTCTTTGACACCTAGATTCTTGAGGACGCGGGACTCGTCTAGACCCCAGTACACCGCCACCTCATACACGCCATCGATCTCGCTGAGAATCTTGTGCTTCGGAATGATGCTGTACTTAGCAGGGTTGCGTGTGCGTAGCACAACAGCTTTGTTGTCAATTATCTCCACTAGCTTCTCCTGTATTTATTTTGGTTTGCGGCACACGTACCGCGCTCTATCCGTTAAGTAGTGCGTCTCTAACTCGCCCACTGCCTTCAGTTGCTTGTATGCCTTGGAGAAAAACTCGTCATTGTCTATTGACTCCAAGTCAACCCACTCGTTGCCGAAACGTGCAACCCACAGATCAATGAGTGTCGGGAGGGGCGTTGTTAGTAGCTCATCCAAAGTGAGCTTCACTCTCACTTCATCGCCCCCTTGGTCGTGCGTGCGTATGAGCGATTGGCCGTGGCGCTCTTCACCTTGAGGTTGCTGCGCGTCGTAGCCCCGCCCTTGGACAGTGGCTGCTTGTGGTCAACGTCTTTGCCGTCACCCTTGTGTACCAGCCCTTCCTTCTCCATGATGGCGCGGGCTTGATTGCGAGCAGCGCGTTTCTTTTTGACAGCGGGTTTGCCGTCATAGGCTGCGTATTCTTTGTCGTAGTCTCGTGGATTGCGTGGCATAAAAACTCCTAACGTGCTTGGTTGATTTTAGAAACTGACTTCAAGGTATCGACAACGCGCATCGGCTTGTCTTTGCCGTTCTTAGCGTTCATAACATCGTGCATCAGGCGCATACTCAGCACCACGGCACACTCAGGGTGCATCCAAATGCCTACATCACCCTCAACCCTAGTTTGCAGCAAGCCGCCTAAGCGTGGGTCTTTGCTCTGCGTAAGAATCCCATCCCCGCTGTGTTCAACAGCGTCTTGATCTTCGCGTATATCTCCGTAGCAAACATGGCATTTGCTTGCGGGGTGCATTGTGAAATGCCCTGCTTCCATTAAACCCATTTACTTCTCCTAATGTTTTTTGTTAAATTCACAGGTCTTCACCGGACACCAACCGCATAGTGGCGTCTGGTTTGGGTTCCATACATCGTTGGCAAAAGCGGCTTCGAGTCGTGCGGTCCGTTCGCGGTAGTCCCACCAGTGTTTATCCGACTGCTCACGCGTCATCGTCATCTTCACGATGTCGTTCTTCACGATGAACAGCAGCGCCGAGTTGACGCGCCGGATGTGGGGGAAGTGCGCGAACACCATGATAGACATGAGCACAAGCTGGTCGCGGTCAGGGTACTTGTTATTGCCGGTTTTCCAGTCGCCCACCCAAGCGGTCAGGTTCTCATCGTCAACGATCAGGATGTCGGCAATACCGCGCACCCACACGTCCTTGGCTTTCCACTCTGTAGGTTGCAGGTCAACTGTCAGCGCCATCTCGTACTCGGCCAGCTTGCGACCATCTTTTTTTAGCATGGCGTCCACTACCGCTTGGAACTGCGCGTACTCAGGGGGGATGGGCGTGCCGTCACGTATATACAACTCGATGGCTTCATGCACCTGATTGCCGTAGCGCGTGGCCTCAGTCTCAGTGAACGGGTAGTTCTTTAATACCTTGATCTCTTGGTAGCGGCGTTGGCAACCCTCAAAGTCTTTGAGGGAGGAGTGTGACCATGCTGGTTTTTTCATAGTTTGGCTG